ACACGGCTACATTCTGCGAGGTCTTCAGCCGGGCACGGTTGAGTTGATCGTCCTGCCAGCCGGTAGTCAGGATCTGGGGCAGTTGCGACGGCGAACGCTGACGATCCGGGCCGGTAACGGGCAGGATCAACAGGCCACACCGACAGACGACGTTGGGCAGGCGTTCAGGGAATACGAGAAGAACTGGCGGTCCCTTCAGCGAGATCTGGCGAATCGCCTAGACAGGGGCGAAATCACCACAGAGGAGCAGGCGTTTGAGTGGTTCTTAGCCGCCAACACCGAAGCCCGTCGCATAGCGTTCACTCCGTTGTTGCAAGCCGAACAGGCTGAATTCGGCGTGGAAAAGTGGACGGCGAAAAAACACGCAGCATACATCCGGAGGTATTTCGATGGCCGGTAGTTTGGGGCTGTTATTGCCGACCGACGACGAACGGTCAGCAGTGGCCGAATCGTTGAGTGTGCCCGTTGTGCGATCGTCCGACTTCAGCGGCTATCTGGATGTTCTCCGCGACCCGAAGAACAGCCCGTTGCGGGTCATGCAAATCGAACGCCAGCAACGCAACGATTGCCAGGGAAACGCGACTGCGAACGGCGAAGAATATCGGACGTGGTACTGTTCCGGCAGACAGACCATGCCCATGCTCAGCGAAATCTACGCCTACAACGCCAGTGAATACCTGATGCGCCCTCAGCAAGTTGGCCGGGATCAGGGCACGTCGATTCACTCAGGCGTCAGATTGTTGGTTGAAGGAATTCCGGCACTCGGACTTCCACCCGGATTGCCAGCCGAAGCGATTTGGCCTTATTCGCGTTACTGTCGAACAGCGAGCGAATTCCAGCGGTATTGCAGCGGCCTGAAAATCGAGGGCAGTCACGTCACGGAATCCGGACCAATGCCAGACTGGGACGGAGCGTTGGCACTCGTTGCGGCTGGTGGTTCGATTCATATCGGCACGTTTTGGGGCGTCTCGTGGAAACAGGTCGGCGGGCGAAGGTGCATGGACACTGCCCCGCGATCCGGGGGCGGTCATGCGACCGAAATAATCTGGGCTGAGGAGCACAACGGCGAATGGTATCTGGCCGTCTGGAATTCGCACGGTGACGGCTATTACCTGATGAGCCGAAGGTGTTACGACCAACTCCAGAAAAACCAGTGCGAGCCGTTTGGCGGATTCATTTTGGCACCTGATCGGATGCAGGAGCGGTATCATGACAGGGTTAAAAGCGGCGGGGGGTATGTCTGATGCGAGTTGCAATCATGATTCTGTGCATAGGCTGTGCGGTGTGGCCGTTGGCGAGGGCTGCGGACGAGTCACCTGCTACCCTGGCGGACGCTGTGACGTTGGCCAGCCGGGTTGCAGAACTCGAACAGCGGGTTCAGGCACTCGAAGCGGCGATGGCCCCGAAAGCGGGGACGGCGAAACCTGTGCTGGAGGTCCATTCGGAAGAATGGTGCGGGCCTTGTCAGATTTTCGAAAGAGAATTGCGGGCACGGGGCGAGGTACCGATTGAAGTCAAGCACGTGAAATTCAGCAGCCGGGTTCCGGCGTTTCGGTGGACCGATGCAACGGGAAAACAGGTCACGCGGACAGGGTACGTGAGCGGCGGGTTGCAGGCGTTGATTGATGATGTCATGAAGGCGGCTGGACAGTGAAACCCTACTACGATCACGCAGGCATCACGCTGTACCACGGCGACTGCCTCAACGTCCTCGCCACATTACCAGCGGAGTCGGTGGATAGCATCGTCACAGATCTGCCATACGGCTTGTCCTTCATGGGCAAGAAATGGGACTACGACGTTCCAGCCGTCGAAGTCTGGCAGGAGTGTCTGCGGGTCCTGAAGCCCGGCGGTCACCTGCTTGCATTCGCTGGCACTCGGACACAACACCGGATGGCGGTCAGGATTGAGGACGCGGGGTTTGAGATCCGGGATATGATTGCTTGGGTGTATGGCAGTGGTTTTCCGAAATCGTTGGACGTGAGCAAAGCAATTGACAAGGCGGCGGGTGCCGATCGCGAGGTGATCGGGCCGAACCCCAACAGCCGCCCGAACATGGTGCGCGTTGAGGCGTCGGTGTTGGCTCCTCGCGTTGACGCACCGCTCACCGCCCCCGCCACTGACGCCGCCCGCCAGTGGCAAGGCTGGGGCACTGCCCTAAAGCCATCCCTCGAGCCAATCACAGTGGCGCGTAAACCCCTACGCGGCACGGTGGCGGAAAATGTTCTGCAGTACGGCACGAGCGGGATCAATGTTGATGGGTGCAGGATTGCTTGCTTTGACAAGTCAAAGTTTCCTGCCGGAACCATCAGCACAACTGAAGCAGTTTTTGGTAGAGGTGCCGGACGGTACGCAGATCGAGCCAGGGCAGAAGACGCCAACCCACAAGGCCGATGGCCCGCCAACCTAATTCACGACGGCTCCGACGAAGTTGTGGGGCTGTTTCCGGAGACGACAAGCGGAGCTTGGCCCGCGACGCGAGGTGCAGGTGGCATTTCAACAAGCGGACACACGGGACACGAGACGGGTGTTTGCGTAGCGTCAAACACCGGCTCCGCAGCCAGATTCTTCTACTGCGCCAAAGCAGGCCCCGAAGAGCGGCGAAGCAGCAAGCACCCAACCGTCAAGCCAGTGGCATTGATGCGGTACCTGGTGCGGCTCGTCACGCCAATCGGGGCCACTGTACTCGATCCATTTTGCGGCAGCGGTACGACGATCGAAGCGGCTATGCTGGAATCCTGCAAAGCCGTTGGGATTGAGATGAATCCAGACTACTGCAATGACACCATTGAGCGGTTACGACAAGGCGTTTTATTCTAGGAGGCACCATGACAGTCAAACCCGACAAGCGCGAGGCACTCAAGGCCCTGCGATCAGTCCGGCGGCAACTATCCAAGTTTTTTGGATTGTTGCGAATCAGCGAACTGCCCGAAATAAGGCAATACAATAATGGGTTTTACGACGGCATCCGCGAGGCCCGTGACGTGGTTGATGACGCAATTAGAAAGCACAGGGATAAGCATGACAACAAAACGCAAACCCGATGAGACAGAGGCCGCCTTGCAAGCCGTGCAACGATACCTGCAGGGACTGCACGACAGGCAATGTGAACAGGCTGCGGACAAGCCCGGTCAATCGGAATTCGCACTCGGTCATGAGACGGCGATTCAGTTCGCGCTGAGTTACGTGGAGTCGTGTTTGCGATTGCGGCGGATGCAGTTGGGTAAACGACGGGCTAAAAAGAAATGAGTGTCACAGCTACACAATTATTCGCAGGATATACGCCACCAGCAGACGCGGTTGAATTGTGCTTTTACTGCTGTGGGCGAGGCAAGCAAGAATTCAAGGCGGCACGCTGGGCGGCGTTCGGGCAGGTGGTATTTGGCGAGCAGAGCAGGATCGCGAATACTACGGCGATTGCATTCGCAGGCTCGAAAGAGGATTGACATTGTCGCAGCAGAACGCGAGCATATCGGGTGAAAATATTTGCTGCCCGGAGTGACAGATGACTGAGACCGAAAAACCAGACGAGCAGAAGCCACGCAAGGGGCTACAAATCGACGCGCCTGGATTCGAGGCAGAAGTCAGCGAGGAAACCGCGAAAAGTTTCATGCAGCACACGGGTGCATCTTGGAGATGGGTGGTTAAGGCTATTGCGTTTGCTGTTTTTTGGTGTGGATTTTGTTGGGGGTTGTCATGGCTGATTTGATGCTGGAGTTTTCAAAAGCTGTGGCGATTGCGTGGGCCTGTTTTGGCCTTGGCGTCATTATGTTCCGCATGGGTTGCCGGGACCGGCACTGTCAAATTCTGGCACGTGGTCTGCTGTTTCTCAGTCCGTTTGTTTTGACATGTTTTGGCGTCCATGCCACGAGAGAAAATCAACAATTGGCCGCGATTGTAGCGGCGAAGAAATCGGAGGAAGTCAATGGAAGAATCTACCTTGCAAGCATCACCAGAACAGATCTTGGTGACGGCTACAGTGTTGAGCGAGAGCGCTTTACCAGCGGAGGACAAACCGTTCGCCTTAAGATGCAGGCGCGAAATGTCGGATCTGAAAATCCATCTGACGATACTGAAGCGGATACTCAAACATCAGGAGACATTGGAGAACGCATTGTTCGCTTGCCAGCATGGGATGAGTTTCGAGGCAGCGATTCAGCAACCCTCTCCGCTGATTGGCGAGCCGAACTGGGCAGGACGTTTTAGCGCCGAACAATTGCGTGACAAGCGTGGCGTGATTGATGCGATGCTATCGCAGATTGAGATGATTCTTGGAGTACAAGCCTGATGGGAATTGAAGCCCTGTTATCGACGCAAATCATCGACACAACCACAGTTGGTCGAGCCGTCATGACTGCCGTGGATGCGGCGGCGGCACGCACTGCGATAGGGGCACAGGAAGCTGATGCGGATCTGACAGCACTGGCGGCGTTAAGTGGCACCAACAATATCTACTACAGGTCAGCCGCGAACACATGGTCGAGCGTCACAATCGGCACGGGGCTGACATTCACAGGCGGTACACTTGCGGCATCTGGTGCGGCTGGGATCAGTGGCAGCACGGGAGCAGTCGATAACGCAGTCCTGAGGGCAGATGGCACTGGTGGCGCAACGCTGCAGGCGTCATCTATTGTAATCGCGGACAACTTCACGGCATCGCCAAACAACACGGTAAACCATGCCAGCTTGCAGGCGACGGGCAACACAACAAATGTGAGCGTTTCGCTTGTGCCCAAGGGCGCTGGGGCGTTTTGCTTGGCTGTGCCTGACGGCACGGCAACAGGCGGAAATGCACGTGGGGCGAATGCAATTGACCTGCAAACGGTGCGTTCGGCGGCAACGCAGGTAGCAAGTGGATCAAGTGCGGTTTGTCTTGGTGCCTCATGTACTGCATCCGGAACATCTGGGGTTAGTATCGGTACAACAGCAAACGCCGGGGGAAATAATGGAATAGCAATTGGCAGCAGTGTGACTGGAGGCGGCTCCGGATCT